TGAGGAACCGGATTTCTGTCCTTTTAAAAATAATAAGGACGAGATTCAGGAGGCTCTTCGTCGAACCACACGTGAATTGTTCGGCCGGCAGACTTTTACTGCCGTAGAGATTTATGAGCCATTTTTCCCATCAACTTCAGCCAATTATAACTGGAGTAGAGACGATGGTGGAGCACTTTCTGAACTTTATGGTCATGGGTACTTTGGAGAAGGTACCACTGGCATTTCGTTTGGATCACATACGGGATCTTTGTATGGTAGGGTTGCTACGCGTTTCGGTTCTCTTGGAAAAGAAGAACAAATGAGTTACGAAATTGAATCTCAACTTGGTTATGAACCAACCGAGGATGGGACAATACTTGTGATTGACCCCACAGACTTAAAGGAAAAGTGGAAGGATTTTTATAAAAAATTATGGGATATCTCTCTAACAGAGGAACCTATGGTCCTTCCTGTTGGCCTGGCAGAACCGCTAAAGGTTCGTGTCATATCTAAAGGCCCTCCTTGTCTATACACATTACTTAAGCCCTTTCAGAAATGGATGTGGTCTGTTTTAAAGAAGAACGAATGTTTTGCTCTTATAGGGCGTCCCGTTACTGAAGATGATGTAAATCGGGTTCTTTTTAACATACCTAGCAATTTTATTGCTCTTTCAGGGGATTATGTTTCCAGCACAAATAGGTTACACTCGTGGGTCTCAGAGACCATTTTGGACGAGCTCATGGAAATTTTACCATGGATTATACCTGCTGAGGATTTAGAAGTGCTTCCTAAAGACTTCTTTAATTCTATCAAGGACTTGTTTCTTAAAGCCTTGACGAAACATATTTTTGTTGAATCTGGTGAACAGATTGATAAACTTGAGGCCGAGACGATGGATCCACGCCATGTATTTTGTAAGGCGTCTAAAGGTGATTTCGTTTATAGCAAAGCTAATTTTTTACCTCAAACTGAGGGTCAGCTAATGGGAAGTATTATTTCATTTCCATTTCTTTGTATTGCTAATGCGGCTCTGTGTAGATTATGTCTTGAATTAAGTTCCAAGAAAGTTTATCGGGTAACAAACAATGTAC